TTAATAAAAATACAAATAGTATAAATAATAAAAATATATTAAATGATTTAATAAATGAATTTAATATATCTAGTTATTTAAAGGACAGTATAGAAACATGGTTGTCATACAAGAAAGAGCGCAGGTTTACTTACAAGGATAGTGGGCTGAGAACTCTAATCAAGACGATCAAGAGTAAGGCTGATGAATATGGTGAACAGGCAGTTGCCGAGGTAATCAACGAAAGCATATCAAGCGGTTATCAGGGCATAATGTGGGATTGGATGAAGAGATACAAGCCACAGTCAAAACCAAACGTTTTTGACGAATGGAGGAATGCGTAAGTGACAAGGGATGAAACAATACAGTTGCTAATGGTTATACAGGCGGCATATCCGAACTACAAGCCACCAGATAAGACAGTTGCGGTCAATACATGGCTGATGATGCTGGAGGAATACGACAAGCAGTCAGTAATGATGGCCATTAAAGTATACATAGCAACCGACACAAGCGGATTTGCGCCGAGCATTGGACAGGTGATTGATAAGATCAAGTCAATCACAACACCAAAATCCATGAGCGAGATAGAAGCATGGTCGCTAGTTCGTAAAGCCATATCTGATAGTGGCTACAATGCAACAGCAAGATTTAATGAGTTGCCGCCGGAATGTCAGAGAGCCGTGGGTTCGCCGTCACAGTTGAGAATGTGGGCGCAAGACACGGAGTTTAATGAGAATGTAGTGAGCAGTAACTTCATGCGGTGCTATCGTACAGAACTAGCAAAACAAAGAGAGATAGATAGAATGCCGTCAGAGATACGGCAGATAATTGATAAAATCAATAACAATTCTAAATTACTTCAAGATAAACAGGCTAATCTGCCTGAGATTACTCAAGATAAAAACTATAAACTGAATAGAGAGTAGTGACTATGGGAGCATCAACAGAACAGTACCGCCGCCGCAAAGCCGCTGGATTATGTGTCGAATGTGGAAAACCGCTGGACAGGATAGGTGCTTACTGTGCTAAATGTTGCAAGGCGCACACCGAGGACTCCATACAACAAAAACACTGGTATGCCGATAATGGAATATGCCCTACATGCCGAATAAATAAATTAATGGGGACTGAAAGGCACTGCCCTGAGTGTCGCGCACGAGAATCTGAGTGGAAGCTAAGAAAAAGGGAGTCAGACAGAGAAAACACCAACAAACAACACGCGGAATGGGCGAAAACCAAATATGCCGAAAGGGTTGAAAAAGGCCTTTGTACTAGATGCGGAAAACGGCCAGCTAAAGATGGTACACACACATGCGTGTATTGCGCTGAAAAAACTAATGCTTATCACCGAAGAAAGAGAGCAGAGAAAAGGTTAAATGCACAAGAAAGATACGAAAAGGGTATATGCCGTTTTTGTGATAAACCTGTTAAGGATGGGTATAAGATATGTGAGCACCACTACCAGCTCAATCTTATCAACTCAGCAAAGGCAGACAGAAGTGAGTACAACAGGCGACAGTATCAGATAAGTCAAAGGAGGCGAGCGGCTAATGACAACGAAGAAAGACAATCCGTGTAAAGACTGCCCCGATAGATATGTTGGTTGTCATTCAAACTGTGAGCGGTACCTAACGTGGAAGAATGTGTACGATGAATGGAACAGCAAAGTGTTTAACGAGAGGTCGAAGAGCCGAGCGGTTGACAAGTATCTGATAGACAGAAGCTTAAAGGCAAAGGCAGAGTATCGGAGGAAAAGCAGATGAATGTTGTGGTTACACAAAGTGGTAAAAAAGTGAATATTACTGATATTGTTCTACCTGATGATGTGGCGAGAACAATAGCTAGCATGATCGGTTGACAAGTGAATAAATGATAAGTAGAATGTGCCGTAGAATGTAGTGTATATGCGGCACATTTTACGTAGGAGGACAATAAAAATGGAATGTGTGGCATATATAAGAGTGTCAACAGAAAGACAGGTTGAAGAGGGCTACGGCCTCGAAAGTCAAAAAAGAGATATCGAAGAATATTGCAAGAAAAATGAAATGCTAATCACTGATTGGTATATTGATGCTGGACTATCCGGGATGGACATGAGCAAGCGTGTTGAACTGCAACGGCTTATATCGGACATATCAAAAATAAGCAACATTGTTGTATATAAGCTAGACCGACTAGCAAGGGACTCGGTAGATGCGTTATACATGATTGAGAAACTTTTTACACCGAAAGGTGTCAGAGTTAATAGTGTACACGATTTTGCAAGATACGAAACACCGCAAGACAAGTTTCAAACACATATCATGGCGGCGGTTGCTGAGTACGACAGAAACACAATGTTGCTCAGAATGCGCGGCGGTATGCTAGAGAGAGTTAAAAATGGTTACTGGATGGGTGGTGGCAATACGCCATACTGTTACCGATACGACAAGAACCTTGGTTATCTTGTACCGATTCCTGAACGTGCTGAACAGGCTAACAGAGCTATGGATTTGTTTATAGACGGCATGTCGGATGTTAAGATACAAAGATTGCTTGGATATAAAAGCGAATTTGTTGTAAGAAGTATTATGACAGGGATTGTAAATATTGGCTATATACCATACAAGGGAGGTGTGTATAAAGGACTGCATGAGCCAATATTTGATCGTGAAAAGTTTTATCTTGCTCAGGAGTTGAGAAAAAGTAGACGTAAACAACACACATACTGTTATACAGAACCGCACTTATTGACAGGGCTCTGCTATTGCAGGGAATGCGGTTGTAAAATGCGATACCAGAAGATAACCGGAATGGGAATACACAAGATATATTGTTGCTCACATAACAGTTATTTAGATTATTTACCAAACCACAATCCTGATTGTAACAATCCTGGAGCATGGGCAAACGATATTGAAAAAGCATTTGAGCATGAGATACTAGACATCTCAATAAATCTATCGCAATACAAGCCAAAGGCAAAAGAAACAAAATTGCAAATACTGACTAAACAGCTTGAAAAACAAAAAGCAAAGCTAAAACGGCTATACACCCTGTATGCAGAGGGCAATGATATGGTTTTGGATATGATTAAGACTTTGGAAACCGAGATCAGAGAGACTACTGAAAAGCTCTCCGCTGAAAGAAAAAATGGTCAGCATGAGCAGAAAAAAGAATTTGTCTATGAGAATATAAAAAAACTTGCCGACATCTGGGATGGTATCAGCAAGTCTCAAAAAAACTCTATACTCAAAACTATAATTGATAAAGTGATTGTAGGCAAGGACGATATAGAAATTCAGTTAAAAAACTTTTAGCACCTACATAATACAGTTCCTATGGCATTAAGGTGGTGCTACACCGCATATATACTACATTCTTTAAGGGTGAACGGACACAAAATAAGTGTTGCGTTCTTTTTTATTGCCATTTTTTGGAGTGTGTGGTACGCTTTGAGTGTACTTTAGGAGGTATGGTAATGATTGATATATCTAGCTTTACCGGGGCTGAATATGAGTACATAAGATACCATGCGAACTTTACCGACAGGGAAATGCGGTTATACGAGTTACGCAACAAACAATACACGTATGAGGAATGTGCCGAGCTTATGAATATGAGCGTGGCGACAGTCAAGCGGACTATGCAAAAGATAAATAGCAAGATAGCAAGGATGACACATTGATGATACTTTGCTGATACGATTTTGAGCGGATAACGAACTCGTTGCCGCTCTTTTTTTATGCCAAAATATAGACATAGGAGGTACAAAGGTATGTTTACGGATGAAATCCTAGAGATGATTTTTGCAAGAGAGGACGTATCAAAAGTGCCTCTTATCTATCAGTCAACTATGATACACGCTATTGAGGAGGTGTTAGACAGTGACGACACAGACACCATATCAGACATATCAGAACATAATGAGTAATCCACAGCCATATACACCGATGTACGGATATAACCCATACATGAATATGGCAAGACAGCAGATTCAACAGCCAGTGCAAATGCCTGTAGAACAACCACAGGCGGTACAACAGCAATCAGTACAACAGGGAATGTTTGGCAAGATCATACAAATGCCAGAAAACATAACTGCAAATGATGTACCGATGGACGGAACACCGGCAGTTTTCCCATTGCAAGATTTTTCAAAAATCATTGTTAAGAGGTGGGACGCAAATGGTTTTATTCAAACGACTGCGTATACGCCAATTTTAGACACTCAAAATCAACAGGCGGTAAATTACACTGCTGATGGAGAAAAAATCAAAATAGATGTATCAGAGGACGTCAGAGAGGTATTTGAGACGCGTTTCAATACCCTAGAAAACAAGATAGATGAACTTTTTGGAAAAATTGAGCAAAAAACTTTGAAAACTCAAAGAAAAACTCCACAAACTCAAAAGGATGGTGACGGAGCATGAACCCAGCTAACATTTTTCAGATGATGAGGGGCAATCCTCAACAGTTTATACAACAGGCTATGAACAATTCAAAGCTCATGTCTAATCCAATGGCAAAGAACGCTTTGCAGATGGCTCAAAGCGGCAATGTACAGGGAGTAGAACAGATGGCGAGGAATATTTGTAAAGAAAAAGGCTTAAATCCTGATGACGTACTTGCTCAGGTAAAAAATCGAATGGGTATGTAATTGCATATTAGAGGTTTGTGCACAAAACCTAGGTGACCTCTTTATGAATAAAATCAACGGAGGTAAATCTAATATGTTTAACTCAAATTGCGCCAGTGTGCCACTTGTGGCAAACATTGACGGTAACAACAACGGATGGGGAGCTGACGGCGGATGGCTCTGGTTCATTGTGGTGATATTTGCAATTTTCGGGGGCTGGGGCAACGGCTTTGGCGGTTTCGGAGGTAACGGCGGAGCATTACAGGGATATGCCACACAGGCGGACATACAAAGAGGTTTTGACAATCAGGCGGTTGTTTCAAAACTTGACGGTATCACCAGCGGTCTTTGTGATGGCTTTTACGCAATGAACAATGGTATGCTAACGGGCTTTAACGGCATAAACACAAACATAATGCAGACAGGCTATGGCATACAACAGGCTATCAATGCTGACACTGTAGCTGGTATGCAGAATACAAATGCTATTCAGGCAACCCTTAACAACATGGCTGCTCAAAATGCCGCTTGTTGCTGTGAAACTCAGAGACAGATTGAGAAAGGTTTCTGCGACACCAACTACAACATGGCTACACAGGCTTGTGAGACAAGACAGGCTATTGAAAACAGCACGAGAAGCATCCTTGATTTCTTGACTCAGGACAAGATTGCAACATTACAGGCTGAGAACAACGATCTCAGACGTGCCGCATCACAGGATAGACAGAATGCACTTCTGACAACAGCCATGACAGCTCAGGCACAGCAAATCATCAACTCTGTAAATCCTACAGCTATTCCAGCGTATGTTGTGCCTAATCCAAACACATACATGAACTATGGCTGTGGATGTAACAGCGGTTGTGGATGCTAAACAACTGAATAATTAACAAGTATCTTAATCGTTTGAGTTCCTTTTGAGTTTTACTCAAATTTAAATTCAAAATAAAATGATTATGTCTGCAAATGCAGTATTACTAGCACACAGGGGCAGACTATAACAGTTTGCCCTTTATTTTTGAAAGAGAGGTATAAAAATGGCTGAATACAGTAACGTGGCTGCTCAAACAGTAGCCGTAAACGGAAACGTATTATTTAATGACACACCAACGTCAGTGTGTAACAAGGGGATAATCACTCACAGAACAGGTAGCGGACTTATTAACCTTAAAGGAGCAACAAACAACCGCCGTGCAAAATACAGGGTGTCGTTCTCAGGCAACATAGCAGTGCCTACAGGCGGAACGGCTGGAGCTATCTCACTTGCAATCGCAATAGAGGGCGAGCCAGACTTATCAACACTTGCAATATCTACACCGGCTGCGGTTGACGAATTTAACAATGTGGCTATGGCAACAGACGTATGGATTCCTTGCGGTTGTTGCATGGCGGTATCTGTCAAGAATACATCATCACAGGCTGTCAGTGTTGCAAATGCGAACATAACAATTGAGCGTTTAGCGTAGGGGGTGAGGATATGCATAGATGGGCAAAACAGATAATGGAGTGCGTCAAAGCAAAGGTTGAGTCAATCGGTATTAATAACTTTGAGGGACAGAACCTTGATGACCTGAAAGATTTTACAGAGATTGCCAAAAATATAGCTTGTTTTGACAAGGATTACCACATAGTTGAGGCTATGAAGAAATCTGAGGACGATGAAGAGATGATGCGAATGATAGAAGAGTATGAGGACTACCCGAGACGATACTATGACAATTATCGTTACGCAAATGGTCGTTTTGCACCGAAAGGACACGGAACACGTAGAGGTTATACAGAACCACCATATTACCACCAAATGCCGGAAGATTACAGAACTTGGTCGGATATGCCGGACAGAGAAAGAATGAGAGATCTCGACCGCATGGGTGGTAGAATGCACTACACCGAGCCGGTTAGAGATAACAGAGAGGGCAGAAGTGGAGCTTTGCGCAAGAGTTACATGGAAACAAAAGAAATGCACAAGGACAAAGACACTACAATGCAGTCACTTGAACGCTATTTACACGGCATAACAGACGACATAACTGAGATAGTGAGTGGCATGGCACCGGATGAAAGAACCATGCTCAAAAACAAGATGACGACACTTGCAAACAAGCTGTAAAGTCAATTTTCACAAAACAGGCGAGGGGCATATTGCCCCTTTTGCCATTTAAGGGGGCTGATTGCGTGTATTTTGGATTAAATGGTGTTCAATGGCAAATTGTATGTCTAAACTCAAACAATCCAAATTTGAGCCGTTCAGACGGTTCTATGAGTGTGGGAGTGACAGACATAAACACGCACTGTATTTATCTAGCAGATAATTTGTGTGGGGCATTTAGACGAAAAGTGCTCATACATGAATTATGCCATGCAGTCTGTATGTCGTATGACATATATATGCCACTGGAACAGGAAGAGATGCTATGTGACTTTGTGGCAACTTATGGTGATACTGTGTACGAAATTTTGGACATGATAACAGAAAATTCTAGGGCGGTGGTGTGAATGGACAGCATAGATATGATACTTAAATACGTGCAAAAAACTAATCCAAAAATGACAAGGGAACGACTGATAGAAGAACTTGTTAAGAGCAGATATGCGGCTTGCGCACTTGCAATTTGCGCAAAAAAATAAAAAATCTTTTCAAAATTTTTAAAAATTAATTCCGATGAAAGAGGTACACCCCCTCTTTTATATGAGCTGAAAAAATCGGACGGTCAAAAAATATTTTTTTAATTTTTTCTCGGTTTTGGTGCGATTTTGCTCAGATTTTTGGCGATTTTCTTTAACACATTAAAGTGTGCAAATAGTTATTAGATCTGTCACAACACGGAACACCCCGGAGCAGATCACCGCAACCCCGGACTACTGGACATATACCCGGGCGACTGCGACCGATACCCGGACGGCTAGGCGTGGTGCACTGTAAATAATAGCCGTATGGGTGCACATGGTGGCTATATGTGCATAGATTGACACATACACATATAAAACCTATACTAAACCACATAAAACCGCTTAAAACGCAAATAAACGCGTTGTTATCTTTGCTCATGCAACAGCAATATAAACTGGGCGAGATCCACCACCAGAAACGGCAGCAGACAGGCGCAATTGATAAACCACCATAAACAATATAACTGTATAGAATTACACAAACAATTTACACAATTAAATATAACTGTACAGTTAATAAGACTATACATGAACAGCATAGCACACAGGTGCCGACATAGCAATATTATATTATCAAAGATCAGAAAGCCGCCCGTGGCTGGTTCAATTCCAGCCACGGGCCACCAGGAACGGCAAAAGGGCGCAACCAATACGCCCTTAATTAAATATTAATTATTAAATTCAAAAAACAAGCCGTTTTTATCATAACAAGTTGTAAGCCTTTTTAATCCATAGAAAAAGTCATAATTACAATCAAAAACCGCTTGCGTGCCTGTGTATATAATTACACTTCGTCCATTATCCCAAAAAGAAAAATCTTTTATTTTCTCAAGTCCTAAGGTTTTGACAGCCTTTTCCCCGTAAATAAATGTAAATTTTTCCAAGTTTCCGCGGATTTCCCCAGCGGTTAAAGTGTCTAATTTTTCGTAAATTGTCATAATCTCAATACCTCCATATTTTAATTTTTCCCCGGGTTCCGGGTAGCAACAAGGGGCGGAATCGAACCGCCCGAAATTCCTTTAATTCTTGCCGAACTTTTCAACCGCTTTTCTTTTTCTGTCATTTTCTTTTTGGCTTATGCTGGAATCATCAAAAACAAGGTTGCAACCGTCGCTTTTTAACGCTTTTGCCATTTCAAAAGGGTTTATTTTTGGAAATCTACAAACATATTCGATGCAATTAAAGCGAATCGGCTTTGTGTTATTGTTTGTTAATTCAATTAAATTCCTTTTGTAAAAATCAAAAATTCTTTCTCTCTTTTCCTGTGCTGTTTCGTTTATCATTTTTGCTTCTCCTTTCATGTTGCGCCCTGTCTCATCGGTGCAGGTGGGGCAGTTCCTGCAGACCGCCGGGGCGGCGGTTTCGACTAAACAATTTCTAAATATCCTAATATTTCCACGCTGTCCGGAATACAGAAGAACATCACACCGGATGGCCTATATTCCGGAACGTAGGAAGCGTGATAGCTTTTCCCATCGTTGCCAATTGCTAAATATTCCCCGGCTATATGTTTCTTTGCTATTTCCTCAAAACTTATTAGATCCTCTGTATTTATGTTTCTTTCTATTATTGCCATGTTTTTTCCCTTTCTGGTCTGCCATCATCAGAGCCGGGAGACCGTCCCCGGCTGACGCTCCGAAAACTGGAGCGTTTCGGCCGTTAATATTTGCTAGGCTTTTCATATCGAATAATTGCCACCGTTTCCCCGGTGCTCTTAAGAACCCCCCAGCCGTTCCACATTGGACCATTAAGCCCCGACAATCTCGGCTGTCCGAACAACTCCGGGCGCGTCCTCTCCGCCCAATCGTCATCGTGATAATCATATATAAGATTTTTAAATTGTTCCGCTGTCTTGATCTCAGTTGGGAGATCATAAACGCATTTTCTACCATCCTCCAATGTACCAATAACCATTTTTATGCCTCCTTTATGCATTCTATAGAAAAACTTTTGACTTCTTCATCTGTCATCAATCCGGCAAGTTCAAAACTTAAGTCTTGCGGACCGAGCGTGTATACATCTGTTGTCCCGTCTGTGAATTTTACTTTAATTGTTGTTTTCATGTTCTACGCCTCCTTAATGATAAAATCTGCCTGGGCTTTCTTTGCCTGATCCTTTGTCATGTCTACAATTCCTATAATATTCTTTGTGATCTTTTCTCTTACAATGTACTTTTTCATTTTCTCATTCTCCTTTGTATTTCCTGTCTTGCTATCCACCAGACACCGGCGGCAAGCTCTTGCAGGTCGTCAATGTCTGTCATGTGGAATTGTCAAGGTTGTTATCTCTTTGCTATGGTTAAATGATACTACAATATAAGGCACAAAACAAGATGGAATAATACACAAATATAAGGCACAAAACAACTTGTAAATTGTACAATATATATAAGGCACAAAGCAAACAAAAGGGGATCGCTATATTAATGTGTGATAGATCTACTTGACTGTGATAGATCTACTTGACATATAAGGCACAACAATATATTATAGATATATCAACAAGTGAAAAGGAGGCGGAAAAATGGAATATAAAACAAGCGCGGCAACACGAAAGGCTATTTATAAATATGATGATAAATACGAGCGCATTAATTGCAGATTAGCAAAAGGCACGAAAGAACGAATAAAAGCCTTGAAGTATAGCGCAAATGACTTCATCAAGCTGGCAGTTGCCGAAAAACTAGAACGCGAAGAGAAAATATTGAAATAAGGCACAAAATAAACGTTGACATATAAGGCACAAAATGATATAATGTATACATCAGATAAAGAAAGGACGCCCAAGGGGCGGAGAAAGAGAGGAGCAAAAATGAGAATTGAAGGAGTGGGAGTTGTAAGCAAAAATAAAGTGCTGTCAATATTGACAAAAGAGGGCCGCGAGGCGGTAAAAGCCGGGGAGATCACAATTGATGAGCTTGGCGAAATGTACAAGCTGGAGCTTGTACAGAAAAATTCAAAAGTTGGAAATATGGGCGATACGTTCCGGGAATCATATAAATGGATACCGGAAGAGTTAAAAAAGCAGCTGACACCGGAACAGTTGGGAAGTCTTGTAGATAGCTTTTACAACTGTTACAGCGCCGGCAAAATGACAAAATAATATAGCGAGCTTATACCCGCTATATTAAAAACGTTATTGTTTCAATCCGTGACCGCTGGAGTTGCTAGCGGTCCATCGTATCAAGCAACCATGATATGAGACTGTTATATAATAATATATGATGTTGAGGAGGTCAAGGAAAACATGAAGAATATAACAGTTGTTAATTTTAAAGGGAATACATTTTCAGGGCTTTGGAACGGCAAGACATACAAAAGCACAATAGAGGGGCGCCCGGAATTATTGAGAATATATGTAGATAACAAAGGGTGCCATATAACGCCGGATGAGTACAAGAAAATTGGCGGAGGTCCAGTCAAGGACGCTAAAGAAAAATATATAGAGGCTACACGGGAAAAATTAGAGGACATTTCACGGCTGTTAGACGATCCGGCAGTTAAATGGTTTTTTAAAAAAAATGGGATGAATGCATTTGATATTCAAATGATGATAAAAAACAATGAGGTAACAGCGCCAAATAATTTGAAATGAAAGGATAAATAAAATGGGAAATATTGAAAAGATAAATATAGATGAATTCATAGAGCAGGCAAAAGAAACTTGGGCAAGAGAATTAAAAAAAAGCGGCATGACAGAAGAACAAGCTGAAATGCTTTGTAAAATTTGGGGAATGAATGAATATGATATAAGCCAGTTTAAAAGCAAAGAAGAATACAAAAATGCAATGTTCTGGGTAAATGATTCAAGGGAAAGAATGATTAGTAATTACCTAAAGTGCATAAATGCTTTTGAGAAAGAATTTGCTATTGATGATTTGTTGAGTGCTTATTTTAAATTACATAGTGTTAAAAAGTTTTACGAAGGTAATACAAGTGATAATATAAGCACAGATCTAATATATTACAATAGCGGAGCATATGACGAAAGATCATATTATTTCATTCAAAATTTTAAAGAGGAAGAGGAAATCTTTTTATTTAAAGTCGAAATAGATGCGTTTGAATTAAGAATAACGCAGATGGAGGAGAAGACAGAACTTTACAATAAAATAATTTTTGAATACACAGGAAGTGTGTAAAATGTCAAACTTTGTCACACGGTTATTATTGATATAATAGCCGTGTTTTTTTATGCTTATATATATTAAATACATGGGAGATATACAAGAATGAAACAAGAGCTATATAATTATATCATAAGCGAGGAAAAACAAAGGCAGATCATAAAAGAATATAATACAACAGTCAAACATGGCGCATCACTCCCGGCGGTGATCTGCGATATATTCGCTATACTGGAGACGGACGGCGACACTATAACCGCCCTTGTTGATCTAGCACCATATACCGCAACTATAGAGCGGCTAAACGTCCGAGATCTGCGCCGGGTTCGTTCCGGGTGGAATAGTGACGGCTATATATACCCACTTTTGACAGATCTGTCAGAGCAGGAAGCCAGACAGGCGCACCGCCAAATGTGGGACGAAATAGCCACCGCCGAATGTGGTTTTTATTGATTGACATTTTAAAAGATCAATGATATTGTAGACACATAGTACATATAAGAGCAGTAACCCATATAAGTATATTTGTTATATATATATCTATATGGGTTTTATATTGTTTAAATATAACTAGGAGGTGAGACAATGGAGAATATACAACAGCCTAATGTGTTTGAGAACGAAATAGAACTATATTTTAACCAGTTTTGTGAAGAACAAAATATTGAAAATATGACAGATCAGACACAAGCGGTATTCTATGCAGCTTTGATTTATGTGTATCGCCATTGTTTCAAGGGCACGGACAAATTAAAGCTAAAAGGTAAATTACAAGGGTATATGAGTAATACATATACCGATCAGAGATCTAACTTAAATAATAGTAATTGTAACGCATATAATTATATATATTTAGATTATATTGCAGATTATTATATATATATATGTTGTATGTATAATAAGATAGCTACTATAACAGGATATAGCAGATTAACAGGGATAAGTGAAACATATATATACGGGTGGGGAGACCCAGCGAGAAAGGCGAAACTAAGCGATTCGGCTTTTGATTTGTACAAAAAATTGATGGAAGCTTACGAGAATAGCGGCGAGGCTAGATTATGGGCGAATAAAAACCCTGTCGCCCAGCTCGCAGTAATGAACAAGCGTTTTAGCTGGAATCTGCCCGGCGTAAGTCACGAAAACACCAGTAAGCGCGCTTTGACTGCTGCCGATATCCGAGCACAATTGTGCGACAATTCCAAACAATTAGATACGATAGACGTTGAAGCAACCATAACAAATTGTACGGAAAATTCACACAATAAAAAACCTAGTAAAATCAAGGAATAGCGGCTTTAAAATATGCGTAACTTTGCGCGAAACGTGGGTTTTGCGAATAGATAAAGCGGAGTTGTTAAGTTGTACGAACAATTAACACAATTTAACTGCCTTGTGTATGGTCTTGTGACTGACCCATATCGGCGACCGGGTAGGGGTTGGACAGATCACCGCCCCACCGCCCTACTAAGCCCCCCAAATATCTCCAAAAACAAAAAGCCACCCTATATACAGTATATATATAATATACACATCAACAACCAATATAAATAATTTACATAAAAGTGGATATAATTCACACATCTAGGACATATAGGTGTATGATAGATACATCTGCTATACATAGGTCTAATATAATTCTTTGAGATAAACACCCTACAAAAAGCAAAGAGAGATAACTAAATGACAGGCAACGAATATCAGAAATATGCAATGCGTACAAATGATGGCAAAAGCACAGATAGACTCATCTATTTGGCAAGTATAATGAACCATCATGGAGTAGAGGATTATGGTGGTTTGATTAATGGCTGTCTTGGACTTGCTGGTGAAAGTGGAGAAGTCCTTGATCTTGTTAAGAAAAGTACATTTCACGAAAAAGAACTGGACATAGAACACCTCAAAAAAGAAATTGGAGATGTAATGTGGTATGTCGCCATGATTTGCGAATCTGCTGGATTTTCACTTGATGATGTCATGCAGACAAATGTAGATAAGCTGATGGCACGTTACCCTGATGGATTTGACACATACAGAGCTAATCACAGACAGAAAGGTGACATATAATGCTGACACATATAGTTGTTTTATATCTGCTATACACGCTCAATGCACCGACATGGTGTTGGGTACTTGAAGTCATAGCGATAATATTAAGCGCGGTTAAGTTTGGTATAGCACTCAGTGAAGAAAAATGAAAATCCACGGAAAAGAAATCAATGACGAATGTGTAAAATGCGGTGAGATACTTAACTGTAAACTGTTTTTAGATGGACATGGCATAAACATACCACGTAAAAACATATCGGCTATGTTTAACTGCCAAATGCGACACAAAGGAGTAACTAAAGATAATGGACGAGTGCAGAAACTGTAAATATAGCAAATATGAGCGTGAAAACGGCTTGTATTGCGACAATGAGGCTAGTGAATATTATTCAGACTATGTGGAAAGCAACCACGTATGCCTTGACTATGAGGACAATAAGAATGACGAATGAAGAGATACTGAAATCTGATTACAGTACGGCCTTTGACCGAATTAGACAGAATATGGTCGTGCAGAGCCATTACAAGTACGGCAGAGCAGGACGGAATTTTGCGACAGGCAACGTTGATGCAATAGGCAGTCTAAAGAAGTGCCTTGCGAAGTTTGAAGAAACAGGGAATACGGAATATCTAGCAGATGTTGCCAACTATGCCATGTTTAGATATATGTACCCTCAAAACGGCGAGTGCTATAGAGCGACTGATAGTGATGGCTCAGCCGGTATTGTTGGAATGTCGGTTAATGAGATGGAATCATACAAGAATGACATATAGGGCTATCGCCAAGTGGTAAAGGCATGGGACTTTGACTCCCACATACGAGGGTTCAAATCCCTCTAGCCCCGGCACTGAGCATAAGCAGGGCAGCCTTGCAATAACTTATGCAGTTGACCACAACTCACTGTGGGAGTCCTACAATGCAGAGTAGGACATTTGGAAGATTAGCTCAGATGGCAGAGCAGCGGACTTTTAATCCGTAGGCCATGGGTTCAAATCCCATATCTTTCATGCGACTGGGTTTTCCATCTACCCAGTCAGGACAGATGGTATTGTTGCGATCATTTGTTCTCCTTTCTCCCACTAGCGGAAAGCTGATTAAAGAGCCGTCACAAGGCTCGGTGGGATTTTGTGAAAATCACCCTACAGAATGCCAACTGTAGCCGTTACAGGCGGATTACTCCTCCCAAGGGTATTTTTTAAATTTTTCACAATGGGTTTCTCTGATAGCTCAACTGGGAGAGCAATAAGCGTTAAGCGTATATGGACTGTGGGTTCGAGCCCCACTCAGAGAATGAGACTTGATAGCACCAAGATAACAGGAGACTAACGGAAAGCCCTGCGAAAATAAAAAGTGCCGGTTACTGCAAAGCTGTCTATACATCTTAGGTGGTTGTTGCAGTCGCTGGAACCACTCACATTAGAGGTTAATAAACATGAGAGTAACAACAGAAAAAGGACATAAATACGAGTATAGCCGTGGACATTTTGTTAAAGGTTTCCCAACTGAAAACGGAAATTACATAGTCATATCAAGTTGGGAGAAATCGGAGAATGACGGCAATACAGAGTATTTGTCTAAATCATGGAAGAGGGTAAAATGATGATAAAAAAGATATGTGACCTATGGTTACGCAAGAAAACAAAAAACTTTACACGCATACCGCTATTTACGATGGTATTTAATTACAGACAGTATAAGGAATATGGCAAAGCTGGCAGTTGCATGTTTTACACACACCCTGATTTTGCCAAAGACGAATACATCAAAGAGGAACTGAGCAAGGTAGTTGACTATATCAGAGATAACTATGATTTAGACACATTTACAAGGATTTAAAAATTATGACTATTGATGTTTTAGGAACGAAATATAAGATAATCAAGAAGAAAATGCATGACGAAGAATATGACGGCTATTGCGACTACACATCAAAGAAAATTGTTATCAGAAAAGACAACTATAACAATGTTGGCAATTTTGATTGGTTAATGAAAAAACAGTTACGGCACGAAATAATCCATGCTTTTTTATCAGAAAGTGGGTTGCAGTCAAATTTTGAACACTGTCAAAAATTTGGACACGAAGAAACAATGGTTGATTGGATTGCAATTCAGTTTCCTAAGATTTTAGAGGTGTATCAAGAATTAGATATTTTGTGATGCGAGGTAAATATATGTGCAGATTTTGTGATGGTAAGCAGAAGATAATCAAGAATGGCTTTACCTATGGCAGAGCAAAGATTGCCAAGCTACCATACGGAGCGGGCTATAGGTTGGATTACGACAATAGCGGTGGTGAGTATGGAGAGGGTACATTTTTTATTTCATATTGCCCTATCTGTGGTAGAAAGTTGGGGGAACAATGACTAAACAAATGCTTACCTGTGATAGGTGCGGTGCGGAAATAGAGCAATCTGTTATAGAAGTTTACATGAGAAAGCCAAGTGCGATTGTATACTATAGTGTTTTATTTCCAACATCTTACGATTTATGCCCAAAATGCAAAGACGAACTGAGGAGGTTTATGAGGAATGAATAATTGCAACTTAACCACCTGTAGATATAACAATCATAACCATTGTATAAACCTTGAAAAGAGGACTGAATGCATCGAGGTGTCAAAAGCAGTGCTGTGTGAGAATAGCGACTTTATTGAAGATAAAGTGAAGTTTATATCCGATGGTAGAGGTGCTATGCTATACATCAATGGTGAGAAAGTGAGATGTACTGATATTTATATTGATTGCCATGTAGCTAAAACACCTATGGTTGGGATAAGTGCAACGTGGCTGAAGTATAACGAAGATGGCACACCGATGATGAATGTTTTCAGTCGCTACCCTAAAACAATTATAGGCAGAGGTCACAGCACCCCTGTCAAAAGACGGAGGTGCTTTTTCTTTTGGCAGAATTAGACGAACTGATTGAAGATTGCGAAAAATACATAGATGCCTATGGCATAACGGATAACGCTATTGATGTTTACTGTGAGATTTGCCAACTTGCCAAAGACGAGGCGGACAGGGAAACATTGCTCAAATGCACGGCAAGGGCAAAGAAACTGATAGAAACAGCCTGTGAGCGTGATGTGAGTCGGAGCATGTGGGAGATAGAGAAGATCGTATTTCATACAGGCGGTTCTTATGAGTTGCTTGATATATACTACGATATATTGCTGATTGAGGCACAAAACCGTGTTGTAGACAGCTTTTTTAGGTATATCGAGAAGAAAAGAGAACCTAGAGAACGATTTTACATGCCTAGGCGTAAACAGTTTATTAAGATAGAACTTGTGGACGCCCTACAAGGCATGATTGATGACAAATACGACATATTATGCATATCAATGCCACCCGGAACTGGAAAGACAAGTATCGAGAAGTTTTTTCACGCTGGAGTAATAGGCTGGTATCCCGAATGTTTCAATTTGTTTTATTCTCACAGTGGTGACATAACACGAATGTACTATGATGGTATGTATGACATAGTAACTAATTCGGACGAATATGCATGGGGTGAGATATTCCCAAACTTACACGTAACGAGTACAAATGCTAAATTGGAACAATTCAATGTTGGTAAGTACAAGCCGTTTCAATCTGTACAATGTACGTCTGTTGGAAGTAAGAATGCCGGTAAGGTGCGTGCAAACAAGTATTTGCTTGTTGATGACATGATAGGCGGTATCGAAGAGGCTTTGAACCCTCTATATCTCAACAAACTGTGGGATAAGTATGCTGTGGACGCTAGACAGCGTAAAATCCCAGACAATAACGGCATACCATGTAAAGAGATACACATAGCTACTAGATGGAGCGTAAATGATGTTATCGGGCGAATTATCCGTGCCTATGACGGCAATCCACGAGTTAAGGTTATATCAGTACCAGATGTTGACCCTGTGACAGGAAAGAGCAATTTTAACTTTGAGTTTGGCGGTTATACCGAAAAAGACTTTGCAGACATACAGTTACTTATGGACGATATATCTTATCGGTGTTTGTATAAGCAAGACCCGATAGAGCGTGAGGGCTTATTGTTCCCCGATGACAAAATCCGTAGATATCTCAATTTGCCGCACGGAGAACCCGAGATAATCACGGCTCAGTGCGATACGAAAGGCAAAGGCACGGACTATTTTGTTTTGCCTGTATTACAGAAGTACGGCGAAGATTACTACTGCGTTGATTGTGTATGTGACAATACAGCCGATTATGAACAGCAATACAGAAATGCATCGGCGGTCATAGTCAACAACAAAGTACAGGAATGTGAGTTTGAGCGGAACGCTGGTGGTGATCGTGTCGCTATGGAAGTGAATAAACGTGTTGAGGCTTGCGGTTGGGTGTGCAACATTACAGATGTGCCAACAGAAACAAATAAAGAGGCAAGAATTTTTCAGTGTTCTAACTGGATATTGCAACACGTTATCTTTAAGGACAAAGATATGTATAAGCCAAATGAGCCATACGGAGTGATGATGTCACTACTTAAACAATATTCTGTCAGCGGTAAAAAGCAGTTAGACGATGTGCCGGATGTATTCTCTAACTTTACATTGAGAATGACAAAGAGTAATAGAGCAAAGCACACAGTTATAATGCAGAGTCCGATATAGGAGGGTGAAATGGAAACAAAGGAATATCTTAGTCAGATAGGCAGACTTGATAGGGCAATCAGCAATAAGCTGTCTGAGCTTGCACAATACAAGGAATTGGCGCACAGTGTATCAGCGGTCAAGAATACAGAAAGAGTACAAAGCTCTATGAGTTATGATAAACTGGGCGACAGCGTGGCAAAGATACAGGAACTTGAAAAAGAAGTTGACACAATGATTGATGAATATGTGGATAAAAAACGTAAAATCATATCACAGATAGATGATATGGAGAACGAAAACACGTATCACATATTATTTGCTCGGTATGTTGAAAAAAAGACATTTGAGGTGATCTCAATTGAGATGAACTACTCATTTAGGCAGACAACAAGGCTACATGGAAGAGCTTTACAGGAATTTGAACAGCGATGGGGTGACACATATAGGCAGATGTCCTAGAATGTCCTATAATACTTGTTATATAATTACAATTGAGAAATCAAGTTTAGAAATGCTTATTTTTCTTTTTTTATTCACCCTCATGCAAAGGACACCAACACCTTAAGTTGATGTCCTTTTTTAATGCAAAAAATCAAAGGAGGTATGCCGGATGTCAACAAAAGGCATTGATATATCATATAGCAACTTAATAACAGACTATGCAAGAGCAAAAGCAAATGGTATTAAGTTCGCAATTATACGTTCATCCTATGGAACAGATATGGACAGTAAGTTTTTAAGCCACGTCAATGGTTGTAGGGCAGCTGGCATACAGATTGTTGGAATATATGTATTCTGCTACGCATTAAGCAAGGCAGATGCAATAAAAGAAGCTGAAATCGCCGTGAGTCTTGCTAAACAGGCGAAACTCGGCAAGAAAGATATAGTTATTTGGTATGACCTTGAATACGACAGCGTTAGATACGCTAGAGAAATGGGTATCACGCTTGATAAGTCAAAGTGTATTGAATGGACAAGGGCATTTTGCAACAGGATCGAGGAACTTGGATATAGCACAGGCATATATGCGAACCTTGACTACTATAGGAATATGTACGATAGCGCAATATTTAAGCGTTATCAGTGCTGGCTTGCTCATTACACAAGCGGTGCACCAGCCTATGATTGCACGTATCAACAGTACGCAAGTGATGGACGTGTAGCCGGTATCAATGAGAATGTTGATATGGATTATTGCTTAGTGCCACTTACAACGACAAAACAGACTAAAAAGCCTGTTAAGACAACAAATAAGAGTATAAACACAATTGCAAAGGAAGTTATAGCTGGTAAATGGGGAACAGGCGCAGACCGAAAGAAGAGACTCACAAAGGCTGGCTACAGTTACTTTAAAGTACAGGCAGAAGTCAACAAAATTTTATCTCAGACAAGCAAAGATGACCTGACAGTATTTGTTGAGGGTGTTCAAAAGGCTTGCGGAGCGAAGGCTGATGGCATACCAGGCGATGAAACACTCAGCAAAGTACCGACAGTGTCAACAGCAACAAACAGAACACACCTTGTTGTAAATCCGATACTCAGATACCTCAAAACACTCGGATATTATAAGGGCAATATAGACGGAATATTTGGAGTTGGTGCAAAATCGGCAACAATGGCATATCAGAAAGATCATGGCTGCATAGCAGACGGCGAGATCACAGCCGGATGTGCGACATGGAGAAAATTGTTAGGAATGTAGGAGTAGTTATAAATGCGGTATCAAGGAAGAATTGTTATATATACAGATGCCCCTGAAATTACAGAGGATAATGTGATAGAGGTGTTACAACGTGCATACGGACAACATACTCTTAATGCAAATAGAATACAGTTTCTGCTTGATTACGATGCAGGAAACCAACCGCTACAGAGAACTAAAAAGGTCAGAGCCGATATTGATTGCCATTGTGTCGATAATGTGGCTAACGAGATTACCGAGTTTAACCTTGGCTTTAAGTGGGGCAACCCTATAACACTTGTACAAGATACATCCGAACAAGAAAAAGGCATAGCAGACGCGGTTACGGAACTGAACAAGCAGTATAAGTTAGCCAAAATCAAGACCAAGACACAGGAACTTGGAAGATATATAGAAATAGGTGCAATCTGCAATGTGCTTATCGACACCAACACAGAGTGGAGTGACGGCAAATCGTACTTTACACTTGATGTGTTAGACCCCCGTACATCATTTGTTGTAAGGTCGAATTACTATACAGACCATAGGGTTATGTTAGGTGTTACATACCGACATGACTCAATCAGTGGCAACAACTACTTCACCTGTTTTACAGATAAACAAAGGTTTGAGATTGAGAACCTTAACAAGGTTATCAACGGAGCACCGATAGACGAAATAAAACAGGGGACATGGCAACATGGACAGCGAAGCGGAGAACTCAATCCGCTGAGCATTGTACCTATTGTTGAATACTATAGGTCACATGACAGAATGGGCGCATGGGAGAGACAGATATCCGAGATGGATAATCTTAACTTGCTTGTGTCGGACTTTACGAATGATGTAGACCAAAACACACAGGCTATTTGGCATGGCAATGATGTTGAGTTTCCAACTGTTACAGTCAAAGATGACGAGGGCAACGATGTACAAATAACCAAAAAACCCGGCTCAAATGAATGGGTACTTACATATACATCACAAGACGGCAAACAGCCAAAGATTGAGCCACTTACGATTGTATATGACTATTCGGGTATGCTCAACAATATAATCTCACGTAGACAGCTAATATTGCAGAAATGTAATGTTCCACAGCGCAATGACAACAGCGGTGGCAGTACAGGAGTCGCCATGTCGGACGCTACAGGCTGGAGCCAAGCTGAAACAGCGGCGGCTAAACAGCAAATGATAATAGACAGTTGCAAGATGGAAGAGGTTGAGGTTGTCCTTGCAGCAATCAGAGCGTCATCATATGTCCCACAGGATAGTTCATTAAGGCAACTTACAGTCGCAGACGTTGAGCCGAATATTAAGCGACAAAAGACTTACGAGATGTCCACAAAGGTTAATGCTATGGCAACACTTATTAGCCATGGATTTAGCCTTGAAGATACAGTCAACAGCATACCATTCTTTGATGACCCTAGCGCAGTGTGCGCTAGAAGTGGTAAGAATGTTAAAAAATACCAGGAGTCGCAAGTATTTGCGAATAATTCAACTATGACAGGCGGTGAGGGTGGTGTTGATGAACCGCCACCAAATGCCGACAGAACAATGCAGGATTTGTCAGACCAAATAAGCAACAGTCCGATGATTGATAAGAGTAGGACGGATAAGTGATGACATACGAACTTAAAGTAGACAAACTGAATATTGTCAAAAGGGCGATACCATATGACAGATACTTTGGCGAGATGATACTTACAGATAAGCAAAAGCAAGACAGAATTGACCTTGCTAAAGCGTTTGAGGACATGATGTTGTACTTGTTTTCACTCATTGATACAGCAAGACAATATAACATAGATAAGCAATTTATCATAGACAGCGTTAGATACCGATATTTGTCCATTCTAGGCACGGTAGTAGCAATAGACGACTATTTGACCGAATACATCAACCAGTTTGCTATACAAGCTGTAGACACCACACAGGACAACATAGAAGATGAATGGTATTTGTCATCGGATAGGGCTAAATATGTTGCCGAGAACGAGGCAAACACAAGCCTTAACTACTCAGATTATGTGTCAGCGATACAAGCTGGCAAGACAAGAAAAAGATGGCGAACTATGGGCGATATAAAAGTTAGAAGAACTCATAGAGAGCTTAATAATAAAACAATACCGATTGATGGTGTATTTTTAGTTGGCAACTCAGAAATGAGATTTGCCAAAGACATATCGTTAGGAGCAAGTGCAAAAGAGATAGTCAATTGCCGTTGCTCAACCGAATATTTGTAAATTAACCACTAGCAAGCCTAGTGGTTTTTATTTTGCCCTAGAGAAAGGGCGGTATAAATGTCGCAAGAATAGTTAGAGAAAACTTAAATCGCAGAAAGAAGAGGTAAAAAGTATGTCAGAAGTGAACACAACCACAACAGGCGAAACAACTCAGACACAGACAGATAACAAAGGTGCATCCGTGGAGCAGATGGCAGCAGAACTTGCGGCTATTAAAGCTGAGAGAGATAAGCTCAAAGCTTCTAACGACAAGATTAGTTCTGAGGCGGCAAACTATAAGAAACAGTTACGCTCAAAGCAGACTGCTGAGGAACAGGAGGCAGAGGCTAAAGCTGAAGCTGACAGAATTAAGGACGAACGTCTTGAGAACGCCGAGAAAGAGCTTAACCATCTTAAGGCTGTCAATGCTTACAAGGGCATCGATGAAAAGTCAGTTGAAAAGCTTATTGACGCAGTTGCGGACGGAGATCATGCAGCTATTGCAACCCTTATCGACAAAGAGGTAAAGGCAAAAGTTGCCGAGGCACAGGCTGAGTGGATGAAGTCACGCCCTAGGGTTAATGCTGGTGGTGCTTATTCACAGATGACTAAGGAGCAAATAATGTCGATTGCTGACAGAGCAGAAAGGCGTAAAGCAATCGCACAGAATATTGAATTATTCAACTAATAGGAGGTTATATTATGCCAGCAGAAGAGAACTTAATTAAGAAAGCTGACCTTGCAAAAGCAAGAGAGATAGAGTTCGTCAACATGTTCAGTGAGAACATTAAAAAGCTGATTGAGGCTCTTGGAGTTACAAGAAAGATACCTAAACAGGCTGGATATACGCTCAAATCGTATAAGGCTACAGGAACACTTGAGAGTGGCACAGTTGCAGAGGGTGACACAATCCCACTGTCTAAGTATAAAACAGAGGCGGTATCTTATAGCGAGATCACGCTTAAGAAGTGGAGAAAGGCTACATCAGCTGAAGCCATCATCAGTGGTGGTTACGATCAGGCAGTACAGATGACAACTGACAGAATGTTACTTGATGTTCAAAAAGGCATTAGAAGTGACTTTTTCACATTTCTTGGAACAGGAACAGGAGTTGCAACAGGCGTAGGTTTTCAGGCGGCACTTGCACAGGCATGGGGACAGCTACAGGTCAAGTTTGAGGATGACTCAATCGAGGCTGTGTACTTTATGAACCCACTTGACGTTGCTGATTACCTTGCAACAGCACAAATCACATTACAGACTGCATTCGGAATGACTTATGTTGAGAACTTTCTTGGGCTTGGTACTGTTATTTTCGACAGCAAAGTACCAAAGGGAAAGATTTACGCAACAGCAAAGGACAACATTGTACTTTACTACATCCCTGTCAATGGTGCTGATCTTGATGAAGCGTTTGACTTTACATCAGATCAGACAGGACTTATCGGTATACATGAGACACCTGATTACACAAACATGACTGCATCAGACACGGTTGTTTCAGGTATTGTACTTTTTGCTGAGAGACTTGACGGAATCATCGTATCAACAATCACACAGGCAGCGGCAGCATAGGAGAAGTATATGAGCTATAAGGTAATATACAGGTTCATGGATTTGCAAGACTTTAATCATTTATACCAGGTGGGGGACAAGTACCCTCGCCATGGTGCCGTTACTAGTCAAGCAAGAATTAAGGAACTTGCGAGTACAAACAATAAAATAGGTAAGCCACTCATAGCCCCTATATCAAGCAAGGTTTTTGCTGAACCTGTGGACTTGCCTAAGACAGAATATACAAAGACAGCAATCAACAGAATGCCAACAGCAGAGTTACAGGAACTTGCCATGAAAGAAAACATAGCAAATGCAAATGAGCTGACAGGGGCAGAACTTAAAAAGATACTGATTGAAAAGTATGGACTATAGGAGCGTAAGTCGTGAAATACACAGTGTTAGAACAAGTCAAAATCAGGCTTAAACAATTCCATATTGAAGAGACCTCAAATGATGATGGCTCAACTTCTGATACAGTTGTATTCGATGACAAAGAAGATAATCCGTACATCGAGCAGTTGATTGCACAAGTAAAAACAGAGGTGACCAAAGCACGGAGATACCCCAATGGTTATACAGAGGAACAAATTGAGCAAGATATGCTGAACTATGAGCGAGTTATCGTTGACCTTGTTGTATACGACCACTCACAGGCTGGAGAAGCTTTTATGTCTAGTTATTCAGAAAACGGCATAAGTCGTAACTGGAGAGACAGGGCAAAGCTATTTGCTGGAGTGTTACCAGTATCAAACGTGCTATAGAAGATTGTGCGTACCATATTTATGGTGCAGAGGGTACACATTATGGCGGTGGTGGGCGGTGTACGAAACATAAAGAAAGGCGGTAAACAATGGGAATAGCAGTTATCGTGAGCATAGTCTCACTTGTATTCTCCGTCTTTTTTGGCTTGTTTACGTTGGGTTTTAATCTCAAAAATAGCAAGCACACAGATACAAAAGATGTAGAAGAACGTGTTGAAAGAGACACACGTATCAATATTAAGCTAGACTCAATTTCAACAAACACTGCGGATATAAAGACAGAAGTCGCAGAGATGCGAAAAGAGGTAAACTCACACAATGACCGACTGATAAAGGTTGAGGAAAGCGTAAAGCAGGCACATCACAGAATTAGTGAGGTTGCCGAAAGACTTAACAGCAAGGAGGATTAACTATGAGAGATTGGGAAAATTGGCTCAAAGCAGCCGGAATAAGAGCAATCAAGACAGTTGCACAAACAGCCGTAGCCACTATTGGTACATCAGCCGTTCTCGGTGATGTTGAGTGGAAAATGGTAATAAGTGCGTCAATACTTGCTGGTGTGCTATCGGTGCTGACAAGTATTGCTGGATTGCCGGAAGAGAGTAAATAGCATGTCACTAGATATCAACAAGCAGTCCATGAAGTATTCGCAATATGGTGAAAAAGTCACCATATATCAGCGTGACGATGACGGAAATATCTTGTACTACACAACCTCTGAGGGTGAGAAGATACCGCTTGAAGATAGAACTGAAATAGGATATAGCAAGCCTGTCAGTTTTAAAGCGAATATCAGTAATAAGCTTTCAGAAGCTTTGATGAAAGAGTTTGGAATTGACGACAGTACAAACTATTGTCAGATAGTCACCGACAAGGGATATTTGCCACTTAAAACAGGCGACCTTATATGGAAAAAGTCAGCAGTCGGCTACAATAACGAAAACAATGTAGACAAGACAACTGCTGATTATGTTGTCAAAGGTGTTGCTGATGAAGGACTCACAGCTGACCTGTATTTGCTCCAGAAGAATGTGAGGTAGATATGGGAAAACGAACTATCAGCATGGGATTATCTGTGGCAAGTATTCAAAGCGTTATCAAGGAATTAAGAGAGTACGAAAAGTCACTTGAATATAAGTGTGAACAGTTTGTATCAAGGCTTGCTCAGATAGGCGAAAATACCACCGTAAAGTCCGTTAGTCAATCACCACTTGGTAACAACATAACAATCACTGTGAATAAGTCCAAAGTCAACAACAGCGAATATAAAGCGGTTGTGATAGCGACAGGAAGTGTTCATCAAGCAGAGGGTAGAGAACCTTTTTACACCGTCCTTGCGGTAGAGTTTGGTGCTGGTATTCACTACAACAAAGCTCCAAACCCAAAGGCTAACGATTTAGGGCTTGGCGTTGGTACTTTCCCTGGACAGATACATGCATTTGAAGATGGTTGGTACTATCTCGGCAGTGATGACCAGTGGCATTATACGCATGGTGTCAAAGCTACCATGCCTATGTATCATGCATCGGTTGAGATAATCAACGAATATAAACAGATTGCAAAGGAGGTATTTAGATGAGCAATAATCAATGGGCATACGATCTCGGACAAGTCATATACTCAATCGTCAAGAAGAAAGCGGCAGAACAGCTTTCAAGCAAATACCCAAATCTGTATATTACGAATGAGGATAGGTCAACTCAAGAACCATCATTTCCAACTATCTACGTTAAGGAACTAGCACCTGTGGAAATTGGGCAGACACTTGACGGACAATCAATCAATGGGGTGCGAGAAACAATACAAATTGAGGTAACAAGCAACAAAAGTCGCTCAGATGTTCGTAAAGTTATGGCGGTTGTTATAGACATAATGAAGAACATGAGGTTTCAAGGAACTTTACTTCCCGAACCTCAGAGTGACGGAGAGATATATAGAAGTGTTGCACGACTAAGCCGTGTCGTGGGCGCACTAGATACATTATAACAAGCATTTAGAACCTTTAGGGGTTCTTTTTTTATGCACATTTAAAGGAGGTAATAAGATATGGCATTAGCTGGATTATCATCGCTTGGTGTCAAGTTTGGCTACGGTGTGGAAACCGTAGCCGGAACTAAGCCGACAGCTTTTAAACAGGTAACAAGAGTCAATGCCCTCGGCGGTATCAACATTGAACCAGAGCAGATAGATGCATCTGCTCTTGAGGATTATATCACTAAGTATATTGAGGGTAGAGCTGATACAGGCGGTTCATTCCCTGTAACAATAAACTTAACACCTGACACAATCACTGAATGGACGGCACTTATCAAAGCTTACAAAGATCTTAAGAACGGCTTGCAGATGTGGTTTGAGACAATTTTCCCTAATCTTGATAAAGGGTTTTTCGTTATCGCACAACCGCCATCAATTATTCCTCAACCAGAGGTTGGGCAGAATGATCTCGTCACAGTTGAGATGAATCTTACAATTGTTGAGTACAAGGGACTTGATGATAAGGTTGAGTTCACACCGGGGGAATAATCTATCACTCAGATACAGCCGTGCTGAGTGATGACACTACAAAAGATGACAAATCGGCTGGTTATGACACTATTTATTAAACTAACAAGGGGCAGTTTTCGGACTGCCCCTTTCCTATTTAGGAGGAAAGGTAAAAGATATGAAATTAACGATCAATAACAAAGAATACAACATTAAGTTCGGCTATAAGGCTTGTGTAAAGTCTAAGATTCTCAGCAGACTTGCGAAAATCGGACAGGCTACAGAGGGTGCGGATAACGCAGAATCCCTCAGTGCAATAGAGGATATGATGGCATTTGTGCCTGACTTACTTTTAGTCGGCTTACAGAAGAACCATTCAGATGAGTTTGGTTACGATCTTGATACTAGCAACGGCTATGACGACATGAGAGACAAGGTATTTGACCTTATGTCAACATACATTGATGACGAGGACGGAGACTGTGTAGAACTCTTTCAGAATCTTCAGGACGAACTGTTACAGAATGGTTTTTTAAAGCAGATGTTCAGTCAGGAAGTACAGAAAGCTCAGAAGAGCAAGTAATAGAAACCGAAACTGAACAGAAACCGAAAGAATTAAACTGGGAAAATTACTGTGAGGAAATACGTCCATATTGGTTGTATGTAACCAAAGGCTATGGACTCACAGTTAAAGATATTGATAGTTCATGTCCAGCAGATCTTGAACCATACGCACAGGCAAAACAGTTTGAACGAGAAGAGATTGACTGCCAAGTGCATGGTTGGGTTGGCTATTACGGACTCAGCGCACTCATAACAGCTATCGACAAGTGCCTTAATGGCAAGAAAGCTGTGAGCAACTATGTTGAGGTACCAATCTGTAAGTTTGCTGAATGGAACGAAAAAAACAAACAGAAACAAAGAGATGCACTTTTGAATGGTTTGTTGGCCATGCAAGCCAATTTTGAATTGAACTATCCAAAAGGCACAAAAGATGACGGCAAGGCTAATTAGTTTTGCCGTCTTTTTTAGTATAACAAGAAAGTTGGTGTGGAATGGCAGAATTAGATACGCTTGAAGTTAAGATACAAGCGAATGCGACAAAAGCGGTAAATTCGGTTGAAAAATTAGCAAAAAAACTTGATACATTGTCCACATCTATAGGCAAACTGGATTCTAATGGTATAAACAAATTCGCTAACGGCATGACTAACCTTGCCAACGGCATGAATGCCATGAGGAATGTCAAATTGCCCGATTTTACAAGAACTGCAAAAGGCTTAAAACAGTTTGAGAACATCAACACAGCAAAGCTACGTTCAATCGCAAACACGGCAACACCATTAGCTAACGGACTCAATGCTATAGCCAATGTACAGTTTAACAATAGTGGGCTGACCAACTTTGTAAACGCCCTCACAAGACTGTCTAACTCTAACATAGGCAATCTCAATGTTGGAGTATTCGGGCAAGTTGGCAATGCGATAGTCGGTATGTCCAATCAGCTACAGAACGCTCAACAGGTAAGCACAAATGTTATCCAGCTCACAAATGCGATAGCCAGACTTGCCGGAGCTGGACAGAATGCAGTAACAGTAACAAATGTACTTCCGGCCTTTGCGAATGCACTCAGAAATTTGTTTGCTGCTATGTCGCAATCACCTATGGTTGCTACAGAGACAACGGCTTTCACAACAGCACTTGGCAACCTTGCCGTAGCTGGAAACAAGGTGACTGCAACAGCGGCTGGACTCCCGGCACTTGCAACAGCCTTAAGGAGCTTTTTTACCACGATGTCGCAAGCACCTACTGTAAGTCGAAACACCATACAGATGACACAGGCACTTGCCCAGCTTGCCGCACAAGGCAGCAGAGTGGGCTCAGCAACAAGAAATATATCAAGCGGCATGAAGTCTATGGGTGCAAGCGCAAAGTTCGCTAAACCGCACATAAAAAGCCTTACAAGTCAGCTTGCTGGACTCTATGCGAGAGTGTGGGTTGTGATTCGTGCTTTTTCGTGGTTCAAAAAGGCTATTGACATAAGTAGTGACCTTACAGAGGTAAATAATGTTGTTGTAAACACATTCGGTCAATACTCAGGCCAGCTTGAAAAATTCTCAAAAGATGCGATCACTAACTATGGTATATCCGAACTTGCAGCAAAGGAAACCGCTAGTAGGTTTCAGGCTATGGGTATTGCCATGGGTGCACCTGTTAAGAATATGGCTAACATGTCCATGGAGCTCACTAAGTTGTCAGCGGATTTGGCATCATTCTACAACGTAGATCAGTCGGATGCGGCTAGGAGCCTGTGGTCTGTATTTACTGGCGAGACAGAGCCTATGCGTAAATTTGGTCTCGACCTCACAGAGGCAAGCCTTAAGGCATACGCATTAAAGAATGGTCTTGATAGCAATATTTCCTCTATGACTCAGTTTGAAAAAACACTGCTCAGATACCAGTACGTTTTAGAAAACACCAAGAATGTACAGGGCGATTTTGCGCGTACAAGTCAGAACTGGGCAAACCAGTTACGTATTTTACAGCAATTAGTAATTAAAATTGCTGGTGTATGGGGCAATGCATTTGTCAATATGCTTAAGCCTCTTGTACAGGCACTTAACAAGGCTCTGATAGCTGTGTATAGCTTCTCAGAAAAAGTGGTCAATGCCCTTGGTGCAATTTTTGGCTGGAAGCTAGAAATACAGAGATCATCTATAGATGATGACTTTAGCAGTGCGGCAGACGATGCTAACAACCTTGCTAGTGGAACAAAAAAGGCGGCCAAGGCAGCAAAGGATTTTAAGACACATCAGCTTGGCATAGACGAGCTGAACGTAGTTGAGCCGGACAATGACACAGGAAATGACGGTGCTGGTGGTAGTGGCGGTGGTGCAAGCGGCAGCGGTGCTGGTAGCGACAATGGACTGAAATACAAAGTTACCGAAACAGAGGGAGCTTTTAAGTCAAACATTAAGAACCTTGAACAACTCGGAAAATCAATCAGTGACAGTTTGTCAAACGCCCTTGAGTCTATCAACTGGAAGAAAATCTATAAGAAAGCAAAGAATTTTGGTAAAGGTTTTGCAGATTTTTTAAATGGGCTTATAACACCTAGATTGTTTTACGATTTAGGTTCGACCATCGGAAATTCAATAAACACGGCTTTGACAAGTGCTAACGCATTTGCGGTGACATTCGATTGGAAAAACCTTGGAAAATCCCTAGTGTCATCATTAACAGGTTTTCTTAATAGCTGGGATGCTGGATTAACAGGAAAGACATTATCGAATTTTGTCATTGGTATTTGTCAGTCTATTGTTAGTGCAGTTCAAACTATGTCAGAGGATAAGATATGGCAGAAATTTGGACAAAAGATAGTTGATTTTATCTGTGACATAGACTGGGGAAAACTCATTTGGAACTTAGGTTCATTGGTTGTTACTTTAGCCAAAGAAATTCCAAAAGTACCATACAAGTTACTTGAAGGTGTCGGACAGGCGATCATTGACAAGATATTCGGCGATGGCACTTATGATAATTTGTCAAGCCAGAGGTGGTTCGCAACCATAAAGAAAGTACTGGGCTATGTAATATCACCACTTACCCTTATCAGTGATATTGTTTCAAAGATAAAGGATAAGGCGGGAAAGCTATCACCATACATTGATAAGCTTAAGACAAAAGCAGAGCCAGAAATATCTACTATTGCGAATATACTTGGTACCATACACGGCACTGTAACAGGCGTAGCAAGCGTGGTTGTGAGTAAACTGTCACCAGTCCTAAAGACAGTATTAACTATTTTAAGCCCAATAGTCAATTTGCTCAAGGCGGTAAATTCGGTTGTACACGCATTGATAGGAAATTGGCTTACACAAAAGATAGCAGAAACAAGCGCACTTGTGTCTACTGTCTGGGAGAAAATCAAGCCTATATTAGTTAGTTTGGTTGCCCAGCTTAAAACTATGTGGGAATACATTAAGAAGATTGCCGACAAAATAAGTGGTGTTGCCGAATTTGCTGTGAAATCATCACCAATAACTGGTGCTTCAGCATGGATTAACCAAAAATTCAACATTGATACGACCACAAACGGCAAATCTGACAAAGATTACAAAAAACTAAACAAATCAATAAGAGGTGCCGTTGGTTTGTTTAAAGATGCCGATGCGGACTACAACGTAACTACAGAGGTTAATGGCAATGAAGCTAAAAACATTGAAACAATTAAAAATATTAGCAAACAGTGGCGCGATATTTGGCAAGATAAAGATGCTAAATATGATGTAAAAACCGCAACAAACGGACAAACTACATCAGGTAACGGAATATTGGCCGGAATACTTGGCAGATGGTCAGCAACATGGAAAGATAAATCTGCTAAGTTTAGCGTGGACACAGCGGTTAACGGCAATAAAACCACAAATTCTGAGTCGGTTAAAAATATAATGAGTCAGTTGTCCGCGGCATGGAAAGGCAAAACCGCTAAATTCAATGCGACAACAAGCGTTAACGGAACTGCTACAACATCGGCTAGTCCACTGAAGAAGATATCAGATTCTTTTATGTCGGTGTTCAATGGCAAAAGTGTTACGTACAACGTCAAAACCCAAAGCAACAGCGATTTACAAGTACTTGGCAAAAATGCCGCAACTCAGATATACGCCGGCATGTCTCAGAAAGAAATCGGCTTTAAAATCAAGCAACAGACACAAGCTGATGGTGGCACAGCACTTGACCGACTGCTTAAGGGTACATATAGCCTCAACTTCCAGCAGTACGCGCAAGGCGGTTTCCCTGAAGATGGCTGGTTTAGAGCTAGTCACGGCGAGTACATGGGCAAGTTTGATAACGGACAGTCTGTAGTTGCTAACAATGAGCAGATTACAAGCGGTATCGCCATGGGTGTTAGAGAGGCGGTAAGTGCTATACTTGCACCTTATCTCGCCGAGATTGCTCAGAACACAAGAGAAACCGCAGACAAGGATTTTACGGCTAACATTGATGGACGGTCACTTGTTAGCGAAGTAGATAGACGTAGAACACGTAACGGCTATTCGTTCACGTAAGGAGGTATGGATATATGCCATTATCAAGTTTCCTTAATGTCAACGGTGTGGACTTCCCATGTCCTGCCGTTGGCTTTAGTTATACAATAACAACAACTGTCAATGCTGGTCGTAACGCTAATAACGTGGTTATCGGTCAGCGAATCGGCAGAGATTTATATAAACTTGACAACATGAAGTGGGTTGGTCTTGACCCAGCAACATGGCAAAAAATGTTAAAAGCAGTTGAGCCATTTTATATACCTGTCACATTAGAGGATTACAGGACAGGCAAACCGATAACAATAACCATGTACCCAGGTGACAGAACCGCAGAACCACTATTTGCAGACAAGAAAAGTCACAAGGTCACAAAGTACCGCAATTGTCAGTTCAACTTGATAGACACAGGAAAGTGAGGCGGTTATGCAAAACGTAAGTAATGCTTATGAAGAGTCTATGAAGTCTACTAACCGCAATCGTGGTTATATAAGGGCGACAGTTGGTATAATCAATTCAGAGGCGCAAAAGAATATAGTTGTTGATAAGACAACAAAAACAACCGCATTTTCAAATCTAACCGCACCATTTGGTGGTGACGAAACAAAGATATATGCAACCTGTGAAAAAGGTTTATCAAGGCTCGACAATAGCCTTTTTTTTATGCCTAGAAGTGGCTCAGACTATTACAACAATGGAATAGTTACACAGGATATTCAAGGCTCTGTGTTGTTCAAATTCGGCGGTACAGAGCCTTTAACAATCAAAGGACTAACTGTAGATTTTGGGTGGTGCTATCCAACGGAGTTTGACATCGAAACCGACAGCGGTACAAGACACTATAGGAATGTTGAGCAGACATGGACAACAGAAGATGTGTTTACAGATGTGACATATATCAAGATTACACCCACAAAAATGCGGTACACCTACGATAGACTGAGAATTTATGGATTTAAGTGTGGTTTGGCAAAAATCTTCACTAACGAAGAGGTGACAAGTTACACAAGCAAGGATTATGTGTCGTCAATCGCTGAAACAATACCATCTATGGATGTAACGCTAAAAGTTGACAACCAAAGTGGATATTACGACCCCGATAATCCCGATAGTACGATACAATATATGGAGATAGGTCAAGAACTTAAAGTACAGTTCGGCTATGACGTTGACGGACAAGGTAATATAGAATGGTTGCCCGAACAGACCACATACCTATCTAAATGGTCAGCAGACAGCCGTGAGGCGACTTTTAACGCGACAGATAGGTTCGCGTTCTTGTCCGAAACATACTACAAGGGTAAAGTCTATGAGAATGGCATATCAGCGTATGACCTTGCGGTATTGGTGCTTACTGATGCTGGACTAAGCGAAGATGAATACTACATTGACAGCGCACTTAAAAATATCACTGTACATAATCCTCTGCCATCGGTTGCGCATGGAGAGTGTTTGCAGATAATCGCAAACCTATGCAGATGTACCTTGTCAGTGGATAGGCAGAACAGAACACACATTCAGTCAGCATACAAGCCGAATATTACAATTGCGTCAAACGGCGCGCTTGCAACAAGCGTTGTTGACAATCTGTTAAATGATGAAGATGGCTCGTTGACGGCAAAGCAGTACGCTAGACTGAGATTAACAGCAAAGAGGTATGATGAGTGTGGTCTTACCGCATACCAGTATGCTACGCAAGGCAAATTTTTGCTCAAATAGAAAGAGGTGATACATTGAGTTCACAGGCGAAAACAGAGAACTATGGCTTATGCCAGTACGGCGACAACGACATTCCCGATTGGCGAACCGACTACACAGGCGATATGGCTGTGATAGATGAACAGCTAAAAGCTAGGGCAGACGGAGAAAACCTTATCAATAAGGAAGTAACCACATTGAAACAGGAACTTGAAGAAACAAAAAAATCTGTCAGTGATGGCAAGTCAAAGGTCGCCAGTGCTATCACTGAAAAAGGCGTAAGCACAGAGGCGACAGATACATTTGACGTGATGGTGGAAAATATTGGAAAGATACAGACAGGTATTAGCTTGACACAGGTAATTGGAACGACAACGACAACATCAAATTGTGCGGATATAAAGACGATAGCCACACATGAGGCATATACAGAATAAGGAGGATGGATAGATGATAACATATAACTTTATGACCGGTATAAGAGCTTTATTTAATGGGGGATCTCCTTATCGTTTGACATCAGGAAATTACCAAAGTAACGGCGCATATGAGGCTACCAATTATTGGAAATATAAAGCTGATGGCGGTAAGGATTATACATTCTCAGATCAGGCAAACAGACTATTGCTTGGAACTGGCGACACCCCGGAAAGCCCAGAAGATTATAAGTTAGCGGAATTGACCACTGATTACACGGTGCTATCATCGACCAAGACCTTATCAGGTGAGTATGGCAAGGAGGCAGTGATATACAGTCGTGTTATTCAGGCAGGTGAAAGCGGACTTACAATTAAAGAACAGGGATTAGTATTAGGGTTATCAGGATTTAGCATATTGATTGCACGTGATGTACTCCCAGAGCCGGTAGTATTACAGCCAGGAGAAAAGCATACGTTCACGATGACGATAGGACTGGAATAAAAAATGAAAACTGCTTATGCTTTATGCAGTAGGGGATTTTCTGTACTTGACAATTTCCTACTGTTCATGCCGAGGGACGGCAATTATAAAACAACAGGATATGTGAGTAAAGAAGTCGCTGACAGCAACGGCAACTTTGCCACAAAACCGACAATAACATTGACATTTGGATATGCGTACAGTTGGTACGGACTGCTTATCAACTTTAGAAATGTGGCGGTACAGGAGTTTAATGTTTCCACGTATGATGGTGAAACAAAAGTTGATGACGTTACAGTCACAGACATTGACGGACTTAACTACGCTGACTACACCACGCATTTTGGCAGTGCCGACAAGGCGATTATCACATTTACAAAAGGTATGCCAAATGCAAGGGTAACGATTGACTATATCGGTGTAGGAGATGTTTCTAACTATGAGTTGTCAGATGATGATATGTACGACTCACCGACCACGACTGTACAGGACAAGTTGAAGTCAATCACAGTCAACAAACAAGTGTATAAAAAGAGTTCTGGAAAAAAAGAACTGCTGTCCGAAAAGGTCACTGTTAGTCCGACAAACAATAAAATCAAGGCAGACATAACCAACGCAAGCTACGGATATACAGTTGCCACAGATAATAAAGATGTGACAGCGAAAGTTACCGAAAGTGGCGCGTATTACTGCATGATTGAGTTTAGTGGACTGACTAAGAGCACCACGCTCACCTATACAGTTAGCGGATATGAGTATGTCGTAGATAGTGTAGCTGTCACACATAAGTACAACAGCAATGGTTCAAAGGCGGTCAGTTGGAGTAATCCGCTTGTCGATACAACAGAGCTTGCAAGCCTGTTAGATGATTGGCTAGCGACATACTATCTAAGCTCTGTGGATTACTCAATCAGTTGGAGAGGCGACCCATGTATAGATGCTGGAGATATGTTTAAGCTAATCAAGCGTAACGGTGACAGATACAGGATAAGAGCATATCAAAACGAACTAACATTCAATGGTGCATGGAGCGGTAAAATAAGCGCACGAAAGGCGGTGGAGTGATTGTGGAGTAAACCTAAGACCGATTGGACAAGGACTGATGCGGTCAACATAGAGGACTATAATCGACTAAGAAATAATATCAACTATCTGCATGATAATGCGGTTTCTTTATGTGCCCCTGTTACAGGTTTTGAGAATATGGGTGCCGATAAGACGTACACAGATTACTATTATGCGGATGAATTTAACAAATTTGAACAAAATATAGAAAAAATCAATGCGGTTGTCTATCTACAAGATATAGGCACAACACAGCGATTTTTTGACAACGGAGCGTTTATCTCTGCTGACGAAATGAACAGGCTGGAGTCAGCGTGTGTGGCTATTAAGGATGTGTTAGACAGAATAGACAAGCGACATATACCATTCAGACTTGGTGCATACAGAGATATAAGAATTTAGGAGGTGCAATATGGCTTTAAAAACCGATTATAAAGAGGACATACTTGCAAGCGGTAACATTAGGCGCAAGTACAATATGATAACAAATGATGATGGTACAGTCAGCTTTGAAGATGTAACTGAATACCAGCAAATAGGCGATAACTTTGGTGCAGGAGATATAAATAGCACTAATACCGTGATTAATAACATGAATACTGGTATAACAATTTTGGGAAAGGGATATGTGGATTTTGAATTTAAAAGTGGAGATAGCCTTAAAGGAAAATATCAAGAAATCAAAAAAAAGATAACAATTCCTGGTGGAACAAATTTTCTTTTCCTGTCATTGGCTTTTGTTAATGTTCGCTCAATTGCTGATGCGGTCACAATGTTGAATGGTCCTTATTATTCATTTGAAGATTCGGACAAGGATCAAGATGTCGAGCTTGAAATGAACGGAACTACAGATGGTTCAGGATGGCGCGTGAGAGTTAATTGGCTTGCAATCAAAGAAATTATTTTATAAAACAAAGCGGAGATTGTGATTATTCACTTTCTCCGCTGTTTTTTATTTATAAACAAACCCGCAATCATTGCAATGATATGTAGTAACAAATCTACCCGGATTAGCTTTTCTAACGACCTTTTCTTTTTTATTTACAAGTGTAAACGGTCTAAATGGGTTCAAATTAACTGTGTACCTTGTTTTCGTCTTTTGATCGCGCGCTCCCATCACTTCACCGCCAACAGAATCAACGTGAATACTTAAGCATCTAGGACAATACGCAATCCCGTTTTGTCTATAGTACGTTATTTGTTTGTTTCGTTGAGCAATTAATTGTTGCTGTTGTTGTTTTTGCTGGGCTGGTGTTAATGGCGGTGGTGGAGGTGGTGCTTGTTGAGGAACAGGTCTTGGAGCATACATGCTTAGTCCACAATTACAACAAAATCGCCATGATACATCATTTATTTTGCCACATCTCGGGCAGATTCGAGTATTTGCCATTTTATTATCCCTCCCATAATTATATAATTATATATTCCCATCCTATCACGGCGTATAAGAAAATGCAATTACCCAATTTATTATATTTTTGACGGAATAAACAGACTTGTATTTGCATATATTATAGAGTACAAATGATGGCGAATTTGTATAGGGGGTATAGGTTGTGGAAGAAAAAAAGAAAGAAATAACAGATGCAGTACAAAAGATAGCAGACGAACGCATAATTAACATACTATATGCTTATGTTATGAATCTTATTAAGTAAAACAAACCCCAAGAAGTACCACTTGGTATTCCTTGGGGCGTTTTTTATTTCTTTGAAATTGAATCAATTAATTTTTCAAGGCTATCCCAACCATTTTCATCAAGGTTAGCAAGAGCAACAATCAATCTTTTTTTGAAAGACTCATCATCTGCTTTGGTGATCTCGGCAAGCATTTCTCCGAGCTGTTCTTCCTTGCTCTTCTGTATGAACATTTCTCCTTCGCCAGTTCTCAGCCATTCTTCGTTGACATCATATTCTTTACATATAATTTTGATTGTCTGTTCTGATGGGGAATTTTCACCACTTTCCATTTTACAAATAGCTGATCTTGAAACTGAAATACTTTGAGCAAAGTCCGTTTGATTTTTACCAACTTTGATTCTCACTGCCTTAATTCGTTCTTTCATATTGTACCTCCTTTCATTTAATAGATTACCACATAATGTACATTAAGTCAACAAATATGTTGACAGTGTTGATTTAATGTGCTATCATGTGTACATCAGATGAACAAAGGAGGTGAAAACATGAGCGAAAAGGAAAAGCAGATAGTTGAAAAACTCAAAGAGACTTTACCGAGCATGTCAGAGTTTGACAAAGGCTACTTACTAGGCAAGGCAGAGACATTGGCAGACGCAGCAGAGAGCAGTCCAAAGGAAAAGGAGTAGCTAGAGAAATTTATACTATAAGGAAAGGAGAAGAATGAACGAGATACAGTTATTTACAGATGGCGAATTTAATATGAGAACCGCCGTTGTAGATGGAGAGCCGTTATTTTGCTTGGTAGATGTTTGTAAGGTGCTGGACATTCAGAACCCATCAAAGGTCGCTCAGCGATTAGATGATGATGAACGCACTAAATTAGAGTTAGGGCGTCAGGGTGAAACGAACTTCATAACTGAGAGTGGCTTATATGCGGTTATCTTGCGAAGTGACAAGCCAAATGCAAAGAGTTTTCGCAGATGGGTAACATCTGAGGTACTTCCATCTATCCGCAAGACAGGCAACTATAGCGCAAAGCCTATGACAACCGAAGAGAAGATAAAACTTCTTGCCCAGGGCAATACTGAGCTGTCAGAGAGGGTGGATAAGGTTGAGGACAAGATCGGTAGTCTTGAAAACGATATGCCTTTATACGGATGTGAGATTGACGAAGTGCAGAAACTTGTCAAGCGTAAGGCGGTGTCGGTACTAGGCGGCAAAGATAGCGAGGCTTACGCTGACAGGAGCATAAGATCGCAGACTTTTAAGGATATATATTGCCAGCTTAAGAGAGAGTTCGGTTGCGTAGCTACATATAAGAGTATCAAGCGCAGGTATATAGACAATGTGAGAGAGTTTATCGATGGTTACTCAGCACCAACAGCACTATCCGAGCAGATCAGCGGTGCTAATGCCCAGATGTGATGGGAGGCGGTAAAGGTGAATAGAGACACAAAGATTGTCAAAATCATTTGTACAGTGGTTGCGATTATTGGATTTTTAGGTGTTTATGCACCACTCATATTTGTGATATTCCCGATATACAATCCGTCAACACTTGTCGGACTGTTAGAAATATTTGGTTCAGCTGGATTATTTTTACTTGCTTTATATGTTGAGTGGCGCATGGAGATTATTGAGGAGGAAAGAAAGGAGAACAAAACAAATGCTACAGGAGAATAAGGCGATTATAGCTGGGCGAGTGATTGATACGCCAGCCTACGCATTTTCGTTAGGCAGTAGAAACTTCTACAGGTTCTATATGGCAACAATGCGAACAAGCGGCAGATACGATGTCGTACCATGTGTGGCTACCGAAGATAAGACGAACTATATCGGCAAGGATGACTATATAGAGGTTGTCGGGGCAGTCAGAGCAAAGTCACGATATGATGAACACGACAACAGCCATATAGATGTGTATGTGGCGGTGGACAGCATAAATCCGTACATCAGAGAGCGCAATGAGCTTACATTGATAGCTAACACGTACAAACCTCTGTTTATCAGAGAAACACCGAGTGGGCGAACAATCGGGAACACCATGGTTATCAACAATATGTCTGCCATCTGTTCAAATCTTATCCCTGTACTTGTGTGGAATAAAGGTACGAGGGTATGGAATGAACTTGGATTGAATACTGAAATGCACATCATAGGGCGTTTTCAGTCTAGGAAGTTTTTCAAGAAAATAGACGGTATACCAGTTGAGAAAACGGCATACGAGATATCGGTTATGAGGTTTACAGGAAAGGAGAAAATGAATAATGGTAGTTGGAGTGGAGAAGATCTTAAGTAAAAATGCAGATCCGTGCTTAGAAGAAAAGGTGGTTATCACTTTGAACGAGTATAGGGAGTTGCTGGATGTCAAGGCAAGACGCGATGTAGTTATCGACCTGTGTAACAAGGATAAGTTTATATCTTTTGAAACACTTATGGGTGTCTTAGGAGGTGAACCGAATGAAGATAAGGCTTAAATTAATCCGCATGGAGAATTTCATGTGTTATGCAGATAAGACAGTTGATTTTTCGGGCTTGACAAAGATTATTGCTGCTAACGGTGAGGGCAAGTCAACCATAGTGACCGCCTACAACTGGGTACTGTTCGGTTGTGACTATGACCTTAAAGACAACCCTGTGGTGCGTATGAATGGTGTAAATGACAGGGATGTAGCAGTCACACTTACACTTGACGTAGACAGCAAAGAAGTCACATTGAGAAAGTCACAGAAAAGGACATACAAGAAAGATGGTGTATCTTACAGTGACGACAATAGTTATTACATCAATGATGTGCCGAAGAACCTTAAAGACTTTAACGTATACTTCGATGTTGACATGAGTTTGTTGAAAATGTGTAGCAATATTAACGCATTCCTTGCTCAGAAATCGGCTGATATGAGGGAGTTTTTGTTTAAATTGGCAGATGGTATCACAGACGTTGATATAGCACACTCAAAGGCTGAATTAGCCGAGTTAGCACCACTGTTAGAGAAATATACAGTCGAAGAGTTAACTGCCATGAATAAGGCCACAAAGGCTAAAGTCACAAAGGAAGTACCTGTTATTGATGGGCAGATAAAAGAGAAAGAGCGAGATATACAGATAAAATCTGAAATTGATGTAGCTGAGTTTGAGTTACAGAGAACCGACCTGGAACGTAGAATTGCCGAGATCGTGTCAGATCAGACGGAAGCTGAGAAGAATATGGAGAAATTCGACCGGCTCAGAACTGATATTTTTAACCTTAAATTAGAACTGTCCGGGGTACAGATGAAAGCTAACAAAGAACTTGAAAACAAGCGTTCGGAGCTTAGACGACAGGCTAACGAGAAGAAAGATATTCTGCTGAATGTCATATCCGGCATAAGCAGAGTGCGTTCAGATATTGACGACTCAAAGGCACTCATTAAGAGACTTGAAACAAAACGTACCGCCCTGTCAGAGCAGTGGCAGATTGTCAATTCTGAGAAGTTTAATGAACTGACAACCATTTGCCCTACTTGCCACAGAGAATTGCCTACAGAGGAAATTGCAAAGCTCAGAGAGGGTTTTGAGAAGTCAAAGGCTGATAGACTTGCCGAGATTACCGAAGAGGGCATGAAGTGTAAGGCTGAGATAGATAGTTTAAAAGTGCATATCGCAAAACAGGAAGAGTGCAACAAGATTAACACCGGGACAAGGCAGCAGACAGAAGCCGACTTAAAGAAGCTTGACGAACAGATATTAGCCATAGAACCGATAGCAGATATGAGCGGTAATACTGAATATAGGACTATTGAGAGTAAAATCAAGGGCAAGGAGTTGCAGTTACAGGGAGAAAGTATATTGAGCTTGCCAGAACTGAAAGCCAAGGAAACAACACTCAGGAAGGAGTTAGCTGAGTGTGAAAAACGAATTGCTCTGTCCGATACCACAGCCGACGAAATAAGGCTTGAAGAGTTAAGGGCGGATAAAATGAAGTTGGGACAGGCTAAGACTGACAGCGAGAAAATACTTGCCCTGTTAGATGAGTTAGACAAGGCTAAAAACGAGACACTTTCAGACGAGGTAAATAGCCACTTTGGTTTAGTCAAGTGGCAGTTGTTTGAGCTTGCCAAGAACGGCAACTATAAGTCTACGTGCATACCGACTATTGATGGCAAGTCAATTATGACAACTATCAGCAACAAGGGCAACAGGATTTTAGGCAGAATTGATATTTGTAGTAGCATTCAGAAAATTAGCGGTATCAACTGCCCTATATGGTTAGACGACACAGAAAGCCTTGATAGTGGTAATCAGAATAGAGTTGCCGACATGGTTGATAGTCAGTTAGTTATGCTGATTGTTGGAGATAATAAGGATTTGATTGTGGAGGGATAAAAGATGGACATAGTGATTATAAATACAAGCAAGTTGAGAGTTGCTTTAAGCAACCGTGCTAAAAGTAAAGGTTATAAGAGTGTAACAGCGTATTTGGCGGCTAACGGAATAAATTCTAGCGTTATCAATAAAACTGAGGGAAGATTCTCAAGGTATGCAGACCGAGTATCGTTTTCCATTGATGTGTACACGACCTATGGTGCGGTTTACGAAGATGTATGGAAACAGTTGTCCGAATGCGCAGGGGCAAATAAAGATGTATTTGAAATTGAACGGCTTAAGGGTGACAAAGGTACGGGTCATTATGGAAAACTTGAACCTAGAATAGCCGAACTTGAAGATAGGATTAAAAATCTTGAAAAAATGGTGGACGATTTAAGAAAAGAATTGGGGGTAGACTGATGGGCGAGAAAGGTTACAAGGCATTCGAAAAAGGCATGATATGCAAGGGTAAGCAGTACGAGGAGAACACCGCCTATGAGGAAAATGGTAGTGAAATATGCGAGGCTGGTGTGATGCACTATTGCGAAAATCCATTTGACGTGTTGAATTATTATCCACTTGTCGATGATAAAGGTGACATGACAGAGTTTGCCGAGGTTGAGCCACTTGGCAAGGTATATAGAAAAGAGGATAAATGTGCTACAAATAAACTGCATATCGGGGCGAAACTTGGTTTTAAGGGTTTTTTAAAGGCTTGCATAGATTTTACTCTTGAGAAAACAAAGACAGAGAGTTCTAAGAGTGATATCGAAAGCGACTATGGTAACAATTGGGCACAGATAGGCTCTAGCGGTGATGGGGCGAAGATAGGCTCTAGCGGTGATTGGGCGAAGATAGGCTCTAGCGGTGATGGGGCACAGATAGGCTCTAGCGGTGATGGGGCACAGATAGGCTCTAGCGGTTATGGGGCACAGATAGGCTCTAGCGGTGATGGGGCGAAGATAGGCTCTAGCGGTTATGGGGCACAGATAGGCTCTAGCGGTGATTGGGCGAAGATAGGCTCTAGCGGTGATGGGGCGAAGATAGGCTCTAGCGGTGATGG